AAGTTTTCTATTAGCGAACTTTTGTAACCAAATTGGGAACATTGTACAATGTTTTAGGTACAATATGTAAAATGTTGTAATGGAATTAGGGCAAATATGCTACTGATTTATAGGCATTTGTAACAAAATATGTTAAATGTTAGTAGTAGTACTACGCAAATAAGTAAAGTTATAACTTGACTAAAGGGCAAAAAAAGGGAGGCATCGTAAAAACGAACCTCCGTTAAACCATTAGTATAATCTATGAGCAAATATAATAAAAACTCCCCAGCTTTTTACACTGAGGAGAACCTATGAACAAGAAAAAACAACCTAAATTGAACCATCTTGCAAAGGGAGGTCGATTGTATCATCAATTTTCCGATACCCTTCCTTCCACAAGACTTTAGTCAAAGTTACACTTTTGCGAATTATGGTTTTTTCATCATCCTTTGGGTTTAATAAATGTAATATCTCGTGAATCAATATCTCCATCATCTTCTTTCCTTTCAACCTTTCATCAATCTCTATTACCCCATCACTAGAGGATATGCCGTAAGCCTGTTCCTTACCAAGTTTACGATATATGATTTTGATTTTCACGCTTTCAGCAAGGCTTCATCTGGTCTTTCAATCTCCTTAACTACGATTCTATTGCCACCTCTTATCTTGGCTAACATCTTAGATACTGATTCTACTTCGCTAATCATCTCTTGATACTTCTTTACTAACCAGCTTTCTTGTTCTGATATGTTTAAACGATTCCAATTTTTAGGCATCTTCATAGTTTTTTATATATTTTAAAATGATAATCTTTATATGTTTTTAAATTGCCTCTTAAGTATTTTAATATTGAGCTTTGATGAATATTTAAAACCTTCGCACAATGACCTGAACCATCAAATTTACCTAAAAATTTACCATTTTTATAAGCATTAATATAATATTTAAAAGCACTTGCTTTATCCCCATTAATTTTTGATAACTTTTGTTTTGTATCTAATGAACGTTTTATACCAGTTGTTTTTATTGATATTTTTTTCTTTGTGCTTTCTTTACATATTTTACCTAATGCACCATCACCACCATTAGTCATATTAGATAAAGAACCTGTCTTAATATCAATTCTACCATATAAACTTATAAATTCAATTTCCTTTTGACAAGCCTGTTCCCAAGTTAAATTGTCTGCAATTATTTCAATATCATAATCTGTTTTATTGACTATTTGCTTCCAAATTACATTTCTAATGCTTTTTAAATATGCCCTTTTATAATTGTTAATTTTACCTATTCCAATATAAAATGGTTCATTCTTATCAAGCCTAATATGTCTATAAACATAAGCCATTTAAAATACTTTGTTTTTAATTATTCTATGATTGCGAACACGATAGTCTCCACTTGATTCTTTCTCAAGAATTGCAAAACCTTGATTATATTGGTCAACGTGTTTGCAGTACTCTACGTTAGGGTGCATTAAATGACCTGTTGTATAACAAGTAAAAATTTCACCATCAAATTGATTCTTTGTCGTGTACTCGCTTGTCCTATGAACGTGAGATGCAATAGCCGATTGCTTAACCCTATCGTAAAGGGTCTTAGCAGGGCTTACACCGCTTCCTCTCTTAAAAGTAGTATCTCCGTGTATAATTGGCAACTTACCAAATTTAACGTGGTCTAAGTTCTTTAGAGGCTTTATCCCAAATTCATTTAGCTTCAACAAATCTTCTAACTCGAACAATTGCAAACTTAACAATTCTGGTGCTTTTGTCCTCATATATCTTTCGTAGCGAAATTCGTGATTTGCATCCAAATTGTAATAAATAATTAAATTAGGGAATGACCTTCTTATAAATCCTAGCATCTCTAATATGCTTTCGTATTCATCGTTAAACTTTCTTACTCTTGGGTCTTTTTGAAAGTCGCTTAATTGATAAAAATCTACTAGGTCGCCATTTATGAATAACGTATCTATTCCTTCTTTGTTTAAGTAGTTAAAGCAAACATCTATCGCTTTAGGGTCGTGGAATGGGACTTGTATATCACTAATAAATCCCATCTTCTTAATTCCTAATGGTAAATCAAATACTACCTTCTCCTCTGCCCAAGTATTTGGTTGCACAAAATGACTGCAACTCCTTTTAGTCTGCTCTAAATATTCTTTATTGTTAGTTGACTTTTTATCAGGACCAGTCTTGCCTCTGTAATAGCGTACTAGATAACGCACATTCTCTTGGTCGCTAAAGTGATTCTTATTCTCTTTAAGGATTAAACTAGCTAATGTATTTGAGGGCATCCACGCAGGATACTTTGCCAAGTAGTCTAAGACTATTTGACCACTCATTGTTGGTTTACTTCCAGCCATATTTTAGGTTTTTGTTATGCTAACGAATCACGAATCAAGTCTGCTTCTGCTTCCCTTCTCACTACTAAACCATCTAATCCTTTGCCTTCCCAATGTCTCTTACTGCTCTCTATTGCCTCTGCTATTCCATCATAGTCTTTGTTTTTAACCATCTCTACTATTCGCTTCATCTCAATCCTAGAATCCCCTTCTAACTTATTACCTCTATTGTAAACCATAGAAACTAACGCACCCTGAGTGTCCTCGTTTAACGTTTCTAGTTCTGGGTATATTGCCTTAGTCATTTTAAAATACTTAGGCACTGAGCATTTAACGAATACCTCGTATGCAATATTGTATGAGATTTTAACCTGCATTAATTCCCCTCTTAACATTTGTTTAGCTTGTATGCCTTTAAGTCCAATAGTCTTTCTTAATGGCTCTAAAAAGTTAGGAGTAAGTTTATTACCCCAGTCTAAAAAGAATTGCTTTTCACTTACAAAACCACAATCGTAGCCCATTCCGATAGTTATACCTGATTCGCCACCTGCCCAAATAGGGCTTTGTAGTTTCTTGTCGTAGTATGCCCTACCTCCAACTTCAAATTGGATAATTAAATCTATTGCTTTTTTGCTCAACATAAAAATAATATTAGTAAAACAACCCAAAGAATAATAGCACCCTTTAAGATTGTTTCTTGTTTCATTTTGAGAATTTATCTATCGTTGTAGTTCCCATTGCAGCAATACAAATAACCATAACTGCATCCACTAATTTATCACTAGGAGCCACTTCAATATGACTAAATGAATTAGCTATCAATGTAATACATAAAAATAATGCAGATACTAAAGCAATCACTCTTTTTGTGCTTATGCTTCCTCTTTCATCACTAAGTAAATTTTTTATCCATTCCATATTTAAAGTTTGCTAAATTGTAAAATAATTATAAAGATTAAAAGGTATTTCCCTATTTCTTTGGCTTTGTCGTCTTTTTCGTGGTCTTTGGTTCTATAATTGGTAAGTTCTCTTGCAGCTTCATACCTAACTTTCCATAGATAGATAGAATCAGTTTTCTCAAATATTTTTTTATTAAGTTTTGCATAGTTTAAGTTTGAATTGATTATTGAATCATTTAATTTAACAATTGAATCGTTATAGTTCTTGTATAGGTTGTTTATGTTATTTGCTTGGTCGATAGTTATTATTATAACAGAATCAGCACCTATTCTTTTACTTCTTGGGTATTGGCAATAAGCTGAATGAACTTCCAGTATCAATAGTAATAGAATCCAACCTAGCTTTAACCTCACTTAATTCAGTTTTTAAATTGTTAATATTATTTATCGTATTAGTAATTATTTTCTTTTCTTTTTTAGATGCCTCTTTTTGAACTAAAGATGAATTAACATTGTTTTCATTTACTTTATTAAGCAATAATTGAAACTCATTATCTATCTTTTGTTCTTTACTTGGCTCTTGAGCAGTCAAATTACAACCACACAAAAATATGAATAATAAATACCTCATTATTTTGGTATCATTTTAAGGTCAGTTAGCACTTGAAGTTTAGTAGTAGAAACTGCACTCAATGAATCCGATTTTCTTAATGCGTTTTGTACTAAATCTAATCTACCCTCTACCTTTTCTATTCGTACATTTTGTGCCTTTGCTTGGTCTTGGAATGTTGACCTTACATCTACATACAAAGCCGATATTCCACATAGTACAATGAATAATGTAGCCACAATGGGTTGCTTAACAAACTCTTTATATGATACAGGTAATTTCATTAGAATTTTTTGTAATATCCGATTGAATATTGATTAGTAGTAGCAGATATTGTAAATAAGCCCTTTTTAGGCATTTTAAATCCTAAGCCAACTCCTATCCCCACTTTATTGTCAAATGCCCTTAAATCGGCTAATATACCCAAATAAACCTCATTTTTGGATGGTATTGTCCTGATAGTTTCCACTTTTATCGTTTTTTGACTTATATCTGCGTAAAAACCACGATTTTTTATCTTGTTTTGGCTGATTGTGTCGTTTATAATAAAAGTACTTGAATCTATCTTTATAGTGTCCGAGTAGGCTCGTACGTACGCATAATCTTGAACTATACGTACAGTATCGTGTACAATGGTCGTATCAATACCTAAAACGACAAAAGGGATAGAATCCCCTTTAATATATTTCTTTGTTATGTCGTGCTTATATATAGTATCAATATGCGTTACTATTATAGGCTCATTTCCGTTATACCTTCCGTTGAAGATGAAGATAAGTGCTACTGCAATCACTAAAGTAATTACAATGTCTCTCATTATCTGTCTTGTTTATTTTGTAAATCAATAGACAAGGCATTTAATGTAGCTTGAATCTGGTCAAGTTTCTTAGCAATGATGTCATCTTGTTTCTCAACCATACTTACCCTTACTTCTAGTTCTTTTAGTTTAAGGGAAACCTTAACATAAATACTTACTAATCCAATAAGGATAAATATGGCTTGTCCTGCTATGAAAATGACTATTGACTGCATTAGTCCACTTTTGCTTCCTCTATTGGAGGATTTTGTTCTTGTGCAATTTTGCCTAGAAATTGTAAAATAGGGTTAGCAAATTTTGCTGGGATTTCCAATAAATAAGCCTCTAATTCCTTAATTTGGTCGTTGTTGATTGTTATCATAATATTGATTTTTTACAAATATAAGATTATTCTATTATAATTTAACATTAAGGATTTGTAGCTACAAATATCCTACAACCCTGCTTTGTTTAATCTTTCATTTAGCTTTTGCATTTCTGCTACTAATAAAACAGTAATTCTTGCATAGTCAACACCATCTGCTTGCAATTCAGCACCTTCTTTTAATTCTTGTTCTTTTGTTTCTTCATTAATAATATAATCTTCTCTTTTATATCCCCATTGAACTAATCTTGGTTCTATTTCAGCTATTTCCTCAGCAATTAATCCATACCAAGACCAATCATCTCTATCGTGGTTTGATATTGAACGATACCATATTGGTCGCATTTTATAAATTGATTCTGATATATTAGAATCTAAAGTTTCAACATCTTTTTTATATCTTAATGAAGATGGTACTGCTACTATTGCACCTGCAGAAGTTATTGATAATGACCTTGCACCTGCAGAAGTATCATCATAACATCCTACTGCTTGAATACTTGAATATGTTGTTCTTGTTAAAGTAAGATTACCACTTGTTGCAAGTGACATTAAGCCCGCACCACCTGTGGTAAAAACAAGTGGAATTGCAGATTGAGAACCTATATACCAAGCACTACTTGTAGCTGTAATTCTACCTTCTATACCTCCTGTTGATACTGTTAAAATTCTAACTCCAGTTGATGCAGACATTGTAACATCTCCAGAGAATGTAGCTGCTCCCGAACCAAATAAATCTATTGCAGTTGCACCCGAAGCATTTGCTATTCTTATTGCAGGTTTACTATTATCATTTGTTTGAATGTATAAGCCATATCCTGTTGTACTTGTATTTAAGAACCTTGCTATGAAATCACCTGCAACTGTTTTATTTACATCTAATAAATAATTTGCAGAAACACCACCAATACCTACATTACCATTGTAATTCCAAGTCATTATTGTAGAAGCAGCACCACCATCAGCAATTTGCAAATAAGCCTTGTTGCCATCTGAATTATATCCAAAGTTTGTATAGTAACTTGTAGCACTTGAACCATAGCTAAATCTTATTTTAGAAGTGTAAGCATTATCTGCCATTACACTTAATTGTTCACTTGGGCTACCAGTTCCAATTCCTATTTTATTACCTCCAGTAATATACATAGCTGGACTTCCATTTACCCCACCTGAAGTTGAAGTATAAAAAGCTAAATCAGTTCCATAAGTTCCACCAAAACCTTTAGCAACCATTTGCACTAGAGTACCACTACCCATAGTTATTTCTAATTGCCTTTTAAATCCTTCTAGGTTATCACTTCTAAATCTTGTTGTATTACTTGCTACATCTAATCCAACAGTAGCAGTATTAGTAGGGTTAATGTAAAGTTGACCTGTTAAAGTACCTCCTGTTAAAGGAAGGTAAGCAGATAGGTTAGATGTTAAAGCCAAAGTACCTGATGCGTTTGGCATTGTATAAGTCCTAATAGTTGTTTCATCTAAACCACTAACATCAAATGCAAAATTTTTAGTTGCAGCAGATGCTTGATAAAATGTAAACCCTATTATATTATAATTTTGAACATAAATATTAGTATGATTAGTTGTTGAAACTGCACCTAATGATGTTTGTAGAAATCCTAAAGTAGGGGCAATACCACCACCACCCTCAGCAAAAATAAATCTTGCACTTAAATCATTTAATCCTAAATTTAATTGTGCAGTTGCTCCTGTATAAGGAACGTAAGAACTTAAATCACTTGTTAAAGCTAAAGTACCACTTGCATCTGGAAGTGTGTAAGTTCTTTCGGCAGTCAATACAGAATTACTTAAATATGCAATAGAACCAGCACCAAAAGAAATACCTAATCTATTTGTTTTACCAAATAATTCAGTATATCCTGTTCCTAGTAAACCGCCAATTACATTATTTTGTTTTATACTTATTACTCCACCATAAGTTGAATTATCTCCAATAGCTTTTACTGCATTAGATGTAAGTCCAAACAATCCCAAATCTACATTTGCAGTTGCTCCTGTGTAAGGAACGTAACTAGATAAATTAGAAGTAAGTGCTAAAGTACCTGAAGCATCTGGTAGATTGTATGTTCTTGTTGCAGTTAATAAAGAGTTATCTAATATAGCAGCCTCTAAACCTGTATCACCAAAATAAATATTTAATTTACCAGCAGATTCAGAACCAATATAAGCATAACCAGTAGTGGCAACTACTTGACCATTTTGTTTTAAAGCTATTGTACCACCTAAAGTATTATTGCCATTAGCAGCAAAAGTATTAGCTTCTAAACTATATACTCCTAAATTTACATTTGCAGTTGCACCTGTATAAGGAACTTTGCCATTAAATGTACTCCAATCCGTTGAACTCAATTTACCAGTATTTGCAGCCGAAGCCACAGGCAAGTTAAAAGTATGAGTAGCTACGCTTGAAGATATTGCAAAATCAGTTCCACTTGTGCCTGTCTGAAAGAATTGTACTTGTCTTGTTAAACTATTTAATGTAGTCAATCCCTTAGAGAAAGTTGTAACCACTTGGCACAAATGATTGTTCTCAGTATGTAAAGTAACAGTTCTACCATCTACGTTTACATATATTCTAATTGCTATTCTATCCGTTATTGTTAAAACCGAAGTAGCAACAGGAATAGCAAAGTAATAAGGGCTTAATGTAGTTCCATTAGTTAAATACTCTGGTACACTTTGACTACTACCTAATAAGGTAAAAGTAGTTCCGTCATACTTATATACTTCTGCATAAACATAAGGATTGTGAGCATTAGAGTTTACACTAAAATAAAACTCACAATTAAAGTTTCCAGCAGGTACTTCTAATAAAGCAGGGTCATTAGCATCAGTTAAATAACTTGCTATGTAACCATTAGCCGAAATAGTAACATCAGTTCCAGCACCACTAATAGGAACTTTACTTAATTGTTTATAAGCAACCCCACCTATTGTACCTTGACTTACACTTGTATTAAGATAATAAGAAACTGAACTACCTCCACCTGTTGATGTAGGGAAATCAGCTAAAGTACCATCTCCTCTAACATATTGAGAAGCATCACCATCTAAGGCACTTATTACACCACTATTAGCCACTACTGGACCTTGTATGCTCCTAATTTTTGCTGCTCCTGATATTTGTAATTGATTGCTCATATTAATTATTGAAATATTCCTCTAATAAATTCATCTGCTTCTAATGCCCTTCCAAAAGTAACCACACCACTTGCACTTGTAAACTTAATCTGGTCGTTTGTAGGAGTTCCTGTTGTAAGTATCTCTCTTACCTCTACACCACCTCTTGTAAAGCCTAGACAAGTCTTTCCTATCATATCTGCAAAAGTAATAGTAGTCTCTCCACCAGCTGCCGTTGCAGATTTCATATACACTTGACTACTTGCCGTTATTATCACACCATTTTGATTTATTGAAACTCCTGAA